GGGCGCTGCGGCTGCGTCAGCATCGGACATTGCAAGGGGCAGGGCGGCGGCAAAAAGCAACGCCGAGATAATCGATTTGCGCATTTGATTCACTCCGGTGAGGATATTTAAACCCGAGAAGCCGATTTTAAGCGGCCTGCATTGTCTGTAATGCTTCGGCGGAAATGATAATACCCTGTCCACGGCCACGGATATAGCCGTCGAGTGCGTATCGTATATCGTCGATGTGGTGATTATGCTTGTCCACGATAATCGGGAGAATATCTCCGGTCTGTTTATCGACCTTGTAGGAATAAAGCCCGAATTCAGCAATTGTGTGCGGGCAGCGGGGGTGAATTACGATTTCATCGAACCCGAGCAACACTGCAATACCGTCCTCGACGGAGCCGCCCCATTTCTTCGCCGCGTCGATGTTGAACCCCTGCCGGGCCACCTGGCTGATCGTCTCCGGTCGTGCGCTGTCGGCCTTGATCTTCCACTTCCGGGCACCGGGTATTCCCGGGTATTTGAGCGCGTCTTCGGGCTTCCAGTCCTTGAGCTGGTCGCGCTTCGCCCCTTCCTTGCCCGCGAAAAGCTTCCAGATGTCGGTCGATTCGGTGCGCACGCCGTGCGCTTCGTAGTCGATGAACAGCGTGTTGCCGCGAACGAACATGCGATTGAGCGTGGTCGGATCCTGCGCGAAACCCCAGTCGGCACCGAAGAAGTGGCGCACTCCCGCCGGCGTCTCGAATGCTTCCTCACGCCACTTGCCTGCGAAAATCACTTCCTCGGAACGCTTGTTGAATTTGCCGAGCCAGATCCAGTTGTACCGGTCCTTGTCGGTGCGCTCCATCTTCGCGCGCTCGTATTCCAGCTCTTCGGTGAACCACGGGTTGTCGGTGTAGTTCGCTCGGATGATCAGGACATCGTCGTCCTCGTAGCAACCGTCCTCGTCGAGCAGCGCCTCGTACGGGCCGATCAGGTCGGTCCACGTCGGGTCGGTTTCCTTGTCCGGGTTGAACGTGACGATGATTTCGGAACCGGGCTCGCGGATGGTCGGCATGAGGATCTGCAGCGACTCACGAGAAGCGGTTGCGCCTTCGTCCAGCCACGCTTTGGTCGCCTTCGTGAACCCCTTGATCCCTGTGACGTTGCGGTACAGCCCACGAAACGAGAAGCTGCTGCGGGTGGCCGGCACGCGGATGACCTTCTTGCCGGTGACGAACGATCCGCCCAAGTCGCGGCGCTCGATCTCCTCGACCAGCTCCTGATAACTCGACTCCTCGATCGACGCCTGGATCTCGCGAAGGCACAGCACGCGCTCTCGGCGGGCAGATGCCTGGGCGGTGATGACAGACACCACCGTGCGGGTCTTGGCCGAGCCGCGGCCGCCGTAGATGATTTTGAGCCGCTTGGGGTAGATCAGGCGTTCGAGCTTCGCCGGGATGAGCACTGTGGGCTCGGCGTCAGTCTCGTGGCCGTCGATATCGATGCGCTTGATGACCTCGCGCTGCATGTTGCAGATCCCGAACACGGCCGGTTTGGCCTTGGTCGCGATGCCCTTGAAATAGCTTTCGACCCGGGCGATCGCGGCGTGCGAGATCCTGCGGCGGCTCATTTTCCGTCCGCGAGTTGCTTCTCGATGGCCGCCAGCCGGTCAGCCAGTTCGCTGATTTCCAGCACGTCGAGCTTCGCGCGAATCATGTTGACCAGCATCTGGCCGACGTCTGCGGGCACCTTGCCGGTGGAAACGGCTTTCATGATCGCGTCGACCTGGTCGACGGGCGTGCCGTCTTCAGGAAAGTCGAAATGCACGTCGGGCGCCACGGGTTTAGCAACCGGCGCGACGCGCATCATCAGCTCTTTCATTAAAACGATGTCGCCCTTGGTAATCGCGCGCTCTGCGATTTCCTGATAAAACGCCGCTTCGTTGAGTTGCGTTTGCTTTTTAATCGCCTCAAGCATTTTCGTGCGCACGTCTTTTCCGCGCCGGCGAACGGGCTGTCTATCCTTCGAAAACTGCGTGGCGGGGTTCTTACTCGGCATTTCCGTTCTCTTTTCCGATTAAACGGCGTGAGGCGAATTAATCATAGACCGGATTATCTCCGGATTTTCCTTTCAGTTCGCAACGCCTGTCGATAATCCGAAAAGGTCGAAAAACTCCTCGACTTCGAATTGAAGACAGGCGAGGGCGTCGGCGGTCATCGCATCGGGCAATTTGACGGCGGCCAGCTGCGCGGACAGCGCTGCGTGGACGCCCATGTAAAACGCGACGCGGGCGTCCATCTTGGCGACGGGTGCCGCGGCGGCGAGGATGGGTGAGCGCTCGACAACAGCCCAGGCGGATGCGAGTGACGATGATTCCATGGATACGACCTCAGAGGCTGGTGGAAAACCGGAAGTGCCCGTAGCGCAGGGACCAGCGGCCGAGTACGCGTCGGCGTGGCGCAATTCTCAGTAGCTGGTCGGCTGTGCAATGGCGCGCACGGCATACATCACGCCGGTGCGAAACGATCCGTCGGCATAGCGAAGCCAGAACAGTGGGTCGTCGCCTTCGAACGCTGCGCCCACGGGCACGTCGTCTGCCGTCTTGACCACGGCCTCAATCTTCGCGATGAGGGTGCGCAGCTCTTCGCCTTTCGCCTTCACCTCGTTCATCAAATCGATCTCGGCCCGCGACAGATCCCGATAGCCCTTGATGTGCTTATGCTGGTTTTCCATGGTTCAACGCTCCTTGCTGTGGTGATGAAAGTGGTTATTTCTCGACGGTGATGCGCACGCCCTTCATCGCGAAGTGCAGCGCCTTGTCGACATCGACGTCCATGCCGGTGAGGCGCGCGAACAGCACGAGCGACTGCAGGTATGGGCTAACCCACCAGGCGATCGACGTGCGAAGTTTGAGAGTGATTTGCATGGCGGCCTCAGACGTCAACGATGATCGAGACTGGCGGCATCGTGCTGCCGATAACGCAGAGCGAGACCAGACCACCAGTTGCCAGCAACGCCAACTCTTCGGCGGTCGGCCGCCAGTACGAGACGATGCAGGGCATGCCGTCTATCACCGATCGTGTGATCGGCAGCGCACCACAAGGCAATTCGCCCTGATCCCATCCTTTCGGTGCACCGAGGACAGAGTTGTTCGAGGGATGCTGAGTTCTTTCCATGGTCATACGTCCAAGGGATCGGTGACACGCAGCGGCGCAGGTGTGGGCAGGTCGAGCGCGGTCTGACGCACCGGCCGCACGATCGGCTTGATAGTCACGACGACACGCGCTTCACCGTCCGGCTCGCAACGCGTGGCGCTGTCTGACCAGACCCACTTGTCGTCGAGGATCGCGACGCCTGAGAACGCGTCGTAGAGCACCTTGCGTGCGTTGTCGATGTCGATCGACTGCACGGTGTCATCCCAGAACTCGCCGTGCTTGCGCATCCGTGCTTGCCAGTCCTGCGGCCGCTTCGGGTACAGGTCGATGTGAATGTGAACGCGGCCCGGGCACGGTGTGCGCACGCCGGCGGCGCGCAGCAGCCACATGACCTCGGTCTTGTAGGCTTTTGCTTCCTTGGTCGGCACGATCGTGATGTGCTTGCCAATCGGCACCGGGCGCCAGTACTTGTTCGCGCTGAGCGGGTATGGCAGCGTGATGGTCAGCATTCCGGCGTCTCCTCGACCGGCTCAGTCCAGACTCGTCCATTGGCCGCCACGTCAGTGCCTTGATGCGTATGGCTGTCTGCCTGCAATGGCCTAATTCGGGCGCCGTCATCGGAATCTAGGCCATTGCCTTTCAAGCGCGACGCGATCGCGCGCAGCACGTCCATCTCGTGATCCGCGAGCGGCATGGCCGGCGACATGACGATGGTGTTGCTCTTGACCATCACGTGTGGCTCGCGGCAGTACGCAGAGGCGAACAGCATCGCGTCGACGATGGTGATCTGAACGTAGGCCTTGAACTGCTCGTCGCCGCCCTTGAGACGTGCACGGTCGACGCTCGCAATGCGGCGCGCCATGTCGAGCGCGTAGTCGTCGAAGTCGGCCGGCGGCGTTGGTTTGCTCATGCTGCCCTCGCCATCGTCGACGACTGCTTGTCCTCACGCGACACGAGCCAGATGCGTATGCCGCCCTCGACGGTGCGCGTCTTGAACTTCACGCCGTGCTTGCGGGCGTACATCGCCGTGCGACCGATAGCGCGAGCCTTTTCCTTGGCGGTCTTCACAGGCACGAAGATCGAATCACCAACCTCCATGGCTTCGAACGGGAACACTGAGGGGCGGCCACGCCCCTGCGTCGGGATCGGAATGCCCTTCTCGATTTTGATTGGCTTCATGCGTAGCTCCGTGAGGTGATGCCGAGCGCGAGCTCAAGCGGATTGATGGTCGTGTTGCCCACATGCGTACCTTCGTCGGTCGGTTCACCACGCAGCGGCGTGAGGTACTGATCCTCGACGGCTGTCAGCCACGCAGGCCAACCGAACAGGTGCAGAGCGATCGGCTCCTCAATGCGCCATGTCGGTAACGCAGCGCTCGTGAGGCATTGGACTCGCACAATCCGACCGAGCAGACGCATCGCGACTGGGACCGTTGGCGGCACGCGCGTGATGATCGCGAGTTCTCCGGGTTTGCAGTTCATGCGTCGTTCTCCGCGTAGGGGTGATACGTCGAGGCATGCGTCGGGCCCACGACGTGGGCAGTCGGCACCGTGGTCGGGAACTGCAGCTGCTCGCCGGCGTGACTCGTGAGTTCGATCAGCTCTCGCTCGAGGCGACGAAGCCATTCCCAGACGTTGATGTCTGCATCGGAAGGCAGCAGGTCAGGGCGCTCAGCCGTTCGCAATGCCTTCGAGATGCCCTGCTTCACCGTCGCCCATTCCGCACGACCAGACCAGCGCCGGATGTCGATCGTGGCGTTGACGATGTGCATGTGCGCCTTGAGCGTCAACGTGATCGGATCGTTGCTCACGTGTGTGCGGTTGGCGTGGCAGAAGCAGAACCACTTTCCCTCGCATCCGACGGTTGAAAACAGCGGACAGCCATACGCAGCACACATTCCGGGGCGGGCATCTTCGGTCATGGCATCACCTTGGCGTGCATAAAACCGGGTTTGGGGTGCGCGTTAGCGCGGCTCTTGTGCATCAAAGCGGGGGCTTTGTGCATGTTTTCGGGGGAAAAGCGTTCCGTGGTCATGCGGCAGCTCCCGTGCGCTCACGGCGTGAGAGCTCGTCAAAGATTCGGTTCTTGAGCGAGTCCATCGATTCGCCAGGGCGACCATCGCCGAAACCGATCTCGCGAGACATGCGCAAGATGCCCTCCGACGATCGCGACCAGTCGTTTCGCGGCTTTGCCTTCGGCGGGTTGAGCAGCTGCTTGACGATCGGATCGAGGTAGTTCGGACCAGGGCGCGCGACTTCACGCTTTTTCGCCATTGCAGCCGCAGTGAGCAGCATGTCGTCGGTGACGCGGGCGTTCGCCGCCCATTCCTGCACGATCGGGTTCGATGCGTTGCAGCCTTCAACGCCGTTGCTGCGCATGAGCAGCGATATCGCCGCGCCTCGGCTTGTGGGAATCAGATCGATGGCGGGAGGAGCCGGGATTTCTTCGGGCGCGGGAGGTATATCAACCCCCGGCGCCTCTAGGTTTTTATCCACTCCTCTCGACTCCCCTCCACTCCCTTCCTCTCCAATCCCATCCTCTCCCCTCCCTTCCGTAGGCGAGTCACCAGCGACGTACTTTGTGTCACCTTGCGTCACCTCTGCGTCACCTGAGGCCGCTTTTCGTTTGCACGCGGGACAGATGAGTCGGTAGTTCGTTGCCTCATGCGGGTTTGAGGCCGATCCTTCGGTGACGCGGAAGAGAGTTAAACCGGATGTGTCACCACACAAGTGACACGCGTCACCGTCGCGGTGACGCAATTTGGCCAAAAGCAGCTGACGCTGTTTTCCGCCCAATCTTTTGGGGTGACGCGCGTCACCTTCTGCGTCACCTTGGTGACGCGCGTCACCTGTGTCACTCGGGGGGTGACGCAAAGTCGGTTGGTCGATGCGCTGGTGATACCAGCCGGTGACGTGCCAAAACTCACGGCCGTTCGCCTCGTATTCGGCGAGCAACTGCTTCTCGATCAGTTCGTCGATCCACTGCATAACGAGCGTGGCGGAAACATCGTCACCAGGGAGTACTTCAGCCTTCAGCGTGATCGCGCTGGCCGGATGGTTGCCACCGTCGTCGCAGAAATTCCACATGCCGATGAAGAGCAGCCGCGCATCGCGCGAGCACTCCATGACCTGTTCGGAAGTCCAGAACTCGGGTTTGATGCTGCGAATTCTTGCCATGTCAGGCCTCCGCCAAAGCGACAGGCTTAGGCAGGAAGGTCAAAAGGGGAAAGCCGTCTCGGCCATGGGTCGCGCTGAAGTGAGATTCATGGAAGGCATTCAATCGACGATAGGGCGGCGAATTGGTGTCGTTCACGCCTCGACGGATACGACTGATCGTCGCTTGAGACAGACCGGCCGCGTCACCTATGCGCTGCTGAGAAAAACCGGCGTCGACCAGGTCATCGATAAGTTGCTTCATGGATGGCAGGGTGGTACTCATGACAACACCTTTGTTTCGAGGACGGTCACGCGTCAGCTCACCGCGCGAAGCAATGAAGGGTTCATTTCTGCGAGCACCTGCAGCTGCTTAAGCGCGGCGGTCTGTGCTTGGGTGCACTGCTGGATTACGTCGACCAGGCGCTTGGCCTGTTTCTCGGAATCGATGGGGCGCGGCATGTCGTAACCGGTGTCACCAGCAATGAAAGCGATCGCGCCATGGAACCCACGCTCGCGCCCGAGGCGCAGCAGAAACATCACCTGGTCGGGGCCGAGCTTCTCGACGCGGTCCTCGTTGAGGCAGGCAAGAAGCAGCCGGTGCGCAGCGTCGGCGGTCTTGTCCGGCCACATCTTGCTGGCCACTACCTTCGCGCCGCCACAGGCTTTGACCGTGGCATCCAGCGCGTCATTGATTGATTCGTAGAACAGAGCTGGCTGGTCCATTTAATTGGGCATCCAAATAACTTGTAGGCGTTTGTACTGACACCAAAGGCCAAAAAAAGGACCATGCGTCTGTCGCATGGCCCTCGGGGAAAAACGGTCAAGCGGCGGCGGGTTGCTCGGCGGGGTAAAGGTCGGGGCGCAACTGAGAACGAGTCACTTCGCCATCAGTTGCGCGTTCGATCTCGAGCACACGCTCGGCAGGCACACGGCCGGTGGCGCACATTTTTTGAACGCTTTGGGGTTTGAGGCCGAGCTTGCGAGCGAGAGCCGACTGGCCGCCGACGATCTGCGCTGCACGCTGGATAGCGGAAGTTTCCATGTTGAGGACTCGCGTTGGTTGTGGTCTACAACCGAATCCTACAACTTACAACTACAACGAACAACCTATATTTGCAATGAACCCTACAACTGAGGCTTGTAACATTGAGGGCATGAAACAACATGTTGAACTCGGCCGAAAGATCGCCGCCGCCCGTGAAGAGGCTGACATTAGTCAGTCCGATCTCGCTCGCACCCTTGGCATATCTCCTCAAGCGGTCCAAAAATGGGAGTCTGGGTCTAGTTTGCCCAGAGTCACAAAATGGAACGAAATCGCGGAAGCGTTGGGAATTACCCTGACTAAGCTCCTTGCTTCCACGAGATACGAGAAGGACTTTCCTGTAGTAGAGGGGAGAGTCTCAGAGGTATTGAAGGACGAACGTGATACACGGGCGAGGGCGGGGTCTGGGAAACCAAAGGATTGGTTCGTAGGCAAACTCCCCCTTATTTCATGGTTACAAGCTGGGGAGTGGGCCAAAACAGTGGAAAACTTCAAATACGAGGATGCAGAAGACTGGATAGCTGTGCCGTTTGAGCACAGCAACCAAGCCTTCTGCATAAAGGTGGACGGCGAAAGCAATTACAACCCGTCCGGAGAGAAGTCCTATCGACCAGGCGACTACATCACAGTCGACCCGCAGCGAGAGCCAGTCAACCGCAGCATGGTTGTCGTGCGGCTCGGCCACGAAGAGCGCGCAACGCTCAAGCAACTCCTCATGGATGGTGATGGAGGAAAGATGTTGCAGTCGCTTAACCCGAACTGGCCGAACCGGCAGATGGTAATGCCCGATGGTTCGGAGATAATCGGCGTAGTGATCGGAAAGTGGGTGCCTGAGTGAAACCTTCAAGCTGTATTTTGGCGCTTGCCATGGCTTTAAACATGGCGCCAGCCCTTGCCGCGCCCAAGGCGATGACTCACCAAGACGTCTGCATCTACGACGGCTCGCTGGTGCAGAAAATCGCATTTGCACGCGACAACGGTATCGCGGCCGCCGACATGGGCCCGACTATCGACGAAGATTTGCGCCGTGAACCGGGGTTCAGCCCATATTTCCGCACGAACTCTCGACGCATCATCAGGTGGGTTTACGCTAGTCCTTACCTCGACGGCAGCAGCGCCATGCGCTCGTACTACGACGACTGCATGGCCCGGTAAAAACCACCGTCCATAACGCGACTCGCCTCGGCGGGTCTTTTTTTGACTTCATTTACAACTTTCGCTTGCAATGCTTGGTTGTAGGTTGTAATCTGCAGTTGTAGGCAGTAGCAACCAAGCAAACAGGCGAGACATGACCTTCTACTCAGACTTCCTTCGCAAGACCGGCCCGATCCACACGGTGTTGATCTGCCTGTCGCACGCATACATGGAGTACTGCGACAGCGGCTACGTGCGCACCGTCGATTACTCGCAAGTGGTGTGGTGCTGACATGCAAACCACCGAACTCTTGGAGCACTTCGATCCCGCGACCGACTCGTCGGAAGAGGGCGAGGCCGACTTCATGCCCGCATGCATCGCCGGTTGCGAGCTGGATGTCGAGGCCGATTTCGAGCTCGCGTTCGTCGACCTGGTGCGATCGTGCTGGAACAACCCGGCCACCGTGATCGCGTTCAAGGAAGCAGTGACGGCAGCGAAGGGCGAGGCCTGAGATGCAAATCGCCTTCGTGCCGCACCCGGCTCTGCTCAGCACCTTCCTGACCGATGACTTCGGCAACGACTGCCACATCGTCACGTCGACCTACGACGGCGACAGTGAATACACGCCGATCGTCGTTTCCGAGAAAACGTTCACTTTCGCGGTGTGTTTTTCAATGGAAGGCCTGTGATGACTGAAGCCGAATTCCACGACGTCGAGCTGTTCAACCGGATCGTTTGCGTAGTGACCGGTGTGATCTTCACCGCGCTGGCCACCGTCGCTTTGATTTTGCAGTAACCAGTTTCGCAGTACCGCGCACGCCGGATGCCGTGCATTTATCGGGGAGATTTTCACCATGAAGCAAAACGTAATCGCAGCAGCAGTTATCGCACTGGCAGTCGGTTCGCTGTTCACGGGCCACGCGCAAGCGGCCAGCACGTTCGGCGTGTCGGGTGGCTTCGGCTCGTCGTCGAGCACGACGGGCGGATCGGAAGCAGAGAGCGGCACGAACGGCACGGGTTATTCGACCCAGTCGTCTTTCTCGCAAGGCTACGGCGTCGCAGCCGGCGGCACGGGCCTGGGCGTGGGTGGTTTCAGCACGGCAGGCATCGGCGGCAGCGTGTCGGGCAGCTTCGAGCAATCGGGCAGCACGAGCACGAGCCAGGGTTACCAGAACGGCGGCGGTTATGGCGACAGCAAGTCGGGCGTCGCGACCAACACGACCGGTTACGGCTATTCCAACCTGGCTGGTTCCTACAGCTACTAAAGAGAAAGCCGTTACGTGTTCGAAGCACGTAACGGCCTTGACCTGCACACATCTTGGGGATGTCAACGATGAATAAAAAACTCACCGTCCTGCTGATTCTAGCACTGGGGGCCAGTCATGCGTTTGCGCAAACGACAACGGCGACCGCGTCGCAGCAATCTGCGGCTACGTCGACTGCACAAGGAACGATTCAGTTTAGTCAGACGCCGGAGCACACGACTGAAACCGTGCGCAACGTCAGCGCGCCGGTGCTTGGCTCTTATGCGTTCGCGGCTTCGCAACTCTCATGCTCATCAACGACGCAAGGCGGTTTCGCGGTGGCTGGTTTCAGCGGCGTCTTTGGTTCATCCAAGTCGCAGGCGGATTGCGTTTTGGAAGTTGCCGCTGCTGAAACAGTTCGTCAGTCGACCGTGACCGATGACAAGGACACGAAGGCGAAGCTGCAGCGCGCGGCGATGAACATCCGCTGCCAGATCAGCGAGGAGGTGTACCAGGCGATGCAGGACGCCGGCCTCGATTGCTCGCGCAAGCCGAAGGACATGGTGTCGCGCACCGATGACCAGCCGGTCACCACGCGCGTCGCAAGTAACTGACGGGATTAGCAAAGTGGGGGCTGACATGTTCTCTCGTGATGTTTCGCACTACTCGCGCACGCCGCGGACGTTGAACGATGCGTTCGGCCCGTACGCGCGTCTTGAACCGTTGCGCAGAAAGAGCCGCATCCCGGCTTGGGTCTGGGTCGCGTCCTATGGTATTGCCGTCGCGCTTTTCTGGTACGGCATCGTTTTGGTGAGGGCTTAAATGCAAGTCGCTCTGTGGATCGCCTCGTGGGTCGCGGTCAACGGCCTTGTCTTCGTCCGTCTGCTCGAGATGAACCCGAGATGAAAGCGCTTCACCACCGCGTCACCAAATTTTCCGACGCGCACCCGCTGCTCAGTATTGCGTTCGGGCTGCTCGTCATCGTCGTGGTCGGCCTTGTGTTTCTGCCGGCCGATCCGCCTGACCTTGGCGCACCACGCGCCACACACTCTAAAGGCACTGTATGAACACCCTAACGGCCGCAGTTCCCGTCATCGCGATGGACGAAGTCGTGTCCTCGCAGATCCACAGCATCGGCCACGACGCCGAGCTGGAGAAGCTTGCCATTCGCTTCAAGAACAAGGACGGCAAGCCGACGTCGCTCTATCACTACAGCAACGTGCCGGTTGCCGTGTTCGACGAGCTGCGCACGGCCGAGTCGATCGGATCGCACTTCTACAAGCACATCAAGCCGTATGACGTGCGCTACCCGTTCGTGTGCATGGAGAAGATGCCGCCGGCGGAAGAGGTACCCGAATGATTCCGGACGATCAGACCTTTTGGCTGGTCTGGTGCCCGACCGGCAGTGCTCCGCCGTCGTATCGACATGGATCGGAAGAATCCGCGTTAAACGAGGCTGAGCGCCTGGCGCGTGCCGCGCCGAACGCGAAGTTCTATGTGCTCCGTGCGACCGAGGTCCGTTATATCGACAGCATGAAACGCGTCGTGCTTTTGCATCCTGACCAACCACCGTTTTGAGGAACACCATGTCCACAGCAGTCACCACGCAGCGCCCGAGTCTCATCTCCAAGTTCGCCGACCGTTATTCGGTCGATGCGACGAAGTTGATGGATACGCTGAAAGCCACCGCCTTCCGCCAGCGCGGCGACCAGGTCGTGACCAACGAACAGATGATGGCGCTGCTGGTCGTGGCTGACCAATACGGTCTGAATCCGTTCACGAAAGAGATCTACGCCTACAACGACAAGGGCGCGATCGTGCCGGTCGTGTCGGTCGACGGGTGGCTGCGCATCATCAATGAGCATCCGCAGTTCGACGGCATGGAGTTCAAATACGCCGAGGAGTTCGAAGCGCCCGCGCAGGCCAAGGAATGCTACGCGTGGATCGAATGCGTGATCTTCCGCAAGGACCGCACGCGTCCGACCATCATCCGCGAATACCTCGACGAGACGTATCAGGCACCGCGCGGTGAGAAGGCCTTCGCTGGCCCGTGGCAGAGCCACACGAAACGCATGCTGCGCCACAAGTCGATCATCCAGTGCGGCCGCGTCGCTTTTGGCTTTGCCGGCATCCACGACGATGACGAGGCGAAGCACATCGCCGAGCGCGACATGGGGCAGGCAGAGGAGGTTGCACCGGTCAAGCAGCCTCAATCGCGCAGCGCTCGCACGCAGGCACCCGCTATCGAACGCGCTGATCAAGACGGCGTAATCGAGGATCCCGTGCAACGTCAGGCCGAGCCCGTGCAACAAACCACGCGTCAGCCGCAACCGAAGCCGCGCGCAAAACCCGCGCAAGAGCAGTTCGAAGATCCGCCGGCGACGCCCGTGAGCGACAGCGTGATGCGCATCCTGAAGACCAAGATGGAGCAGAACGGCGTGAACGAGTCGGACATCACGAAGAAATTCGGCTTCGATCTCGACGGAGTAACCACTGCGAATTACAACGCGGTGGCAGATTTTGTCGAGAGCCCGGTCTGACTCCATGGCCGACCTGATCTTCGATCCGACCGAGCACACATACACCGTTGGCACGCAGCACGTGCCCGGGGTCACAGCCACGCTCGCGCCGCTCGTTGACTTCTCGATGGTGCCCAAGGCCGTGCTCCAACGCGCGCAGCAGCTGGGCACCGCCGTGCACCGCATGACCGAGCTTTACGACCAGGACGATCTCGACGAAAGCGACCTGTCCGATGAGCTTCTGCCGTTCCTCACCGCGTGGCGCAAGTTTCGCGCGGAGACAGGATTTGTGCCGGAGCTGATCGAACAGCGTTACCACCACCCCGCGTTGCGCTTCGCCGGCACGCTGGATCGCACGGGAATCATTGGTCGCAACCGTGCCGTGATCGATATCAAAAAGATGCTGACGCTCGGGCCCGTCGTCGGCGTGCAGTTAGCCGCATACGCAGAGCTCTGCCGGGTGAATGGTCACCCGGTGGTCGACCGGTACGGGCTTGGGCTTCGCAAAGACGGGACCTATCGACTGGTTCCATTCACTGACAAAGGCGACTGGCCGACGTTCCTCTCGCTGCTCACTCTACGTAACTACAAGGACAAACATGGACTCGCCGAATTTGGTGGATTTGCGGATTGAACAGCCTGACCAGGCGCTTTTCAAGTCGGCTATCAACGCGTTGAACATGGCGAAGGCTTACGAGATCGATAGCCCCGTCGTGCGCGATATGGCGGCGAGCGAGCTGGTCAAGATCGTGACGCTTAAGAAGCGCGTCGAGGAACAGCGCAAGACGATCACGAAGCCGCTGGATGTCGCGAAGTCGGCGGTGATGGATCTGTTCCGGCCGCCGACCACGTATCTCGAACAGGCTGAATCGATCCTTAAGGGCGCGATATCGACCTTCGATCGTGCCGAGCAGCAGCGCCGAATTGCCGAGCAGGCGCGACTTGAAGAAGCCGCTCGCCAGGAGCGCGCGCGTCTTGCACAGGAAGCGGCTGCTCGCGATGCGGCCGCACAGGCCGAAGCGATCGCCCTGCGAGAAAAGGCCACGAAGGCGATGGCAGACGGCAAGGTCGAGGAAGCCGCACGGCTCGCCGAGGAAGCGAATGGGCGCGCTGAACAAGGGGCTGCTGAAGTGGCGACGCTGCAGATGACATCGCAGCTAGTCACCGCGCCGATGTCGGCCGCGCCGCGTAAGACTGCGGGCGTCTCCTCGCGCAAGGTGTGGAAGGCAGAGGTGGATGACAAGCTGGCGTTCATCCAGTTCATCGCCGCGCATCCGGAATACCTCGAACTGGTCGACGCGAACATGCCGGCCGTGAACAAGATCGCACTCGCGCTGAAGGCTAACTGCCCGCTCAAAGGCGTACGCGTGTTCGAGGCCGACATCATCGCGGCGCGGGCTGCGTGATGGACCAGGCCGACAACCGCATCTACCGCGAGAAAGCGGACCGGGCGAGCGGCAGCGGTCCTGCCTTTCCGGTCAACGATCAAGGTCTTGCACACCTGGTGGGCGTCGCAGCGATCGACGGAATCACGGACCCGGCTGAGCGCGATCGCCTGTATGTCGAAGCGAGGGCGCGCGCCGTATCGGGCATGACGCTGCGCGACTACTTCGCTGCTAAAGCGCTTCCTACTCTTTTGGACATCTGTCGTCTGGACCTGAGAGACGAAGGCGTGTCGCTTTTGGATCACGTCGCCGAGAACGCATACGCGGTTGCTGACGCCATGCTTGCAGCGAGGGATGCATGACCGTCAATTCAGCCCCGTGGGAAGCCTTGCGCCGCATCAGCAAGCACGTCGACAAGCTCGAACCGATCGACCGCGAGCTACTGCGCCCGGCGCTCGCCGCCTTGGACGGGGCCCAGATGATGGCGCTGCCGACCCTGATCATTTCGCGCATCCGTGACATTGACGCGCGCCTTCCACGTCAACCGCAGTAACCCCAGGAGCCACCATGGAAATGCTTGAGTACGAAAACATCTCGGCGAAGCTGACCTCGGTCACGCCGCTGAGCGAGAAACACGGCAACAAGCGCGTGCCGGCGCAGTCGCTGATCATCGAGGTGGTCCTCTCGAACCGTCGTCTCGACGTGTTCGATACCGGCCTGCGCCATGCGTTCTATCGCGTGCCGGACGGTACCGAGGTCAAACCGTCGCTCGGCATTGATCCGGACGACATGGAAGGCCTGACTGAAAAGCGCTTCCCGTGGATCAAGCAGGACATCGAGGTCGAGCGCGAGCTGTCCGGCTACATGCTGATCATCGATTTCGGCCTGGGCGACGACAAGTCGAACATCGAGCTCGACGCGAAGAAGATCTGCGACTTCAAGATCGGGATCCGTGATCACGGCCTGTTCGCGCTGCGCCACCGTTTCGTTGTGCATCCGACCACGATTGAGAAGGGCCGCATCGAGGAGATGTTGCAGCAGGAAATCAAGGTCACGCTGCGCGCGCCGAAGGCAGACGGCCAGGGCGATCTATTGAATGGGAAGAATACGCCGGCTCGCGGTCGTGGTCGCCCGAAGAAGACTGTCGCCGAGAAGGTAGCGGAGGGCAGTGACCCGTTCGCCAACACCGACATTCCGGCCGCGCAAGCTGCCGCCGCGGCGGAACAGGCATCGCGCGATGGCGTGCAGTGGCCGTTCCCTCGCGGCGGCGCCGTGCATGAGGTGGCCGAGTAATGAAACCCGAGCGCCGCGCGGTGGAGAAAGCTCTCGCCCGTTACGACCTGGCTGCGACCAAGACCGCCGCGCTCGCGCTCGAAGTACTCAATGCGACGGCGCGAATGGTGTCCTGCGATTTGGACCAGGACATTTCGTATCTGGCGAACGGTTACCTGATCACGCGAGTGCCGATGGCTGTACGAGGGATTCAATCATGACGAAACGCAAACCCGGATGCAACAGACCACCGCGCATGGTCTGGAACGAAAAGCAAACGGCACAGTTGACACGCGAGTATCCGGACCATCAAACGGCCGACTTGGCCAAGGTGTTTGGTTGCAGCGTTGCACAGGTCTACTCGAAAGCCACGGCGCTCGGTCTCAAGAAATCAGCAGCCTTCATGGAATCGGATCGCAGCGGACGCATTCGCCGTGGGCGCACGGATCCGAAGATGGTGGCGACGCAGTTTAAGCCCGGGCAAGAGTCATGGAACAAAGGGGTGAAGGGTATTTGTGGCACGCATCCCAACTCACGTCGGACGCAGTTTAAGAAAGGTTCGATGAGCGGCGCTGCGCAGCACAACTATGTGCCGATTGGTTCGTATCGCTATAGCAAGGACGGATATCTCGAACAAAAGACCAATGACGATCACCCCGTTCCGGCTCGGCGTTGGGTCGGCGTCCATCGGTTGGTGTGGGAGTCCGCTAACGGACCCGTGCCACCTGGCCATGTCGTGTGTTTCCGTCCCGGTCGCAAGACAGCAGAGCTGGAACTGATCACCCTCGACGCCGTCGAGTTGGTGACCCGCGCCGATTTAGCGCGACGTAATTCACACCTGTCAAAAGACCCCGAAGTGGCGAAGTTGGTCCAGCTGAAGGGCGCTATCACCCGGCAGGTCAACCGCATCGCACGTGAGACAAAGGAGTCGCAATCATGACCAGCAACATCAGCACCGTTCGCCAGCATCTTCTCGACACGTTGGCAGATCTGCGCAACCGCGAAAACCCGATGGAGATCGAGCGCGCCAAAGCGATCGCGCAGGTGGCCGGTGTGCTCATTGACAGCGCGAAGGTCGAGGTGGAGTTCATCAAGGCCACCAGCGCCGATAAGTCGGACTTCATCCAGCCGGAAGAGGTTGCCGAAACGACGCCTACCGGACTGCCGCCCGGCATTACGGGCATCACGAAACATCGGCTTGCGGGCTGAGCGCGCCGATCGAGCATGACGCCAACCTTGGGACTATTGAAAAATGAACGAACAGACCATCTACATACCGCTCGGGACGCTTGAAATCTCCGAGCTAAACGTGCGCCGCGTCGAGCCGACCGGAATCGAGGAGCTTGCCGCACTGATCAAGTCGCAAGGGCTGCTGCAAAACCTCGTCGTCGTGTCCACGTTCCCGGGCCAAAATGACTGCTACGAAGTGATCGCGGGCGGTCGCCGCTTGCGTGCGCTTCAATTGCTGGCGCAGCGCGGAGATCTGGATCCGGACTACCTGGTGCCGTGCGTCGAGGTCAATCAGGCGAATGCCGAGCAATCGAGCATTGCTGAAAACTCCGCGCGCGAGCCGATGCATCCCGCCGACGAGTTTGAAGCGTTCAAACGCATGCACGACGCTGGCGCACCAATTGAGGACACCGCGGCCGCATTCGGTGTATCGCCGCTGGTCGTGCGCCGCCGCCTGCAACTCGCCAAGGTTTCGCCGAAGCTGATCTCGATCTACCGCGCTGGCGGCATGAACCTCGAAACGTTGCAAGCATTCACGCTGACCGATGACCGGGTGCTTCAAGAGAAGGCATGGGACGGCGCGCCAGAATATAACCGCAACAGCTATAACATCCGCGCGATCCTTACCAAAGGCGCACTTGAAGCGCGCAGCGATCGCCGCGCGAAGTTCGTTGGGCTGGATGCATACGAAGCAGCCGGCGGCACTCTGCGGAGAGATCTGTTCGGCGGTACCGACAGCGGGTACATCGATGACATCGCTTTGCTCGAGCAACTGACCACAGCGAAGCTCGAAGTGATCGCGGCAGGCCTGCGTGCCGAAGGCTGGTCATTCGTCGCAGTCCATCCGGAGATCGGCTATAGCGAAACTAGCTCATACGGAAAGAGCAAGCCGAAGACGCGTGCGCTGACCGACGACGAGAGCCGTGAGATCGACGAGTTGAAGGAATCGATCGACAAGGCTGATACGAAACTTCAGGACGACGAGTCGGACGACTTGGCTCAGGAAGAAATTGATGCACTCGAAGACACGATCAGCAACGCAAACAACGCGATCGCAGGTATCCGTGCGCGGACCGAGGAGTACTCCGCTCGCCAGATGAAGGGTTCCGGCGTAGTCATGGGCATCACCTATCACGGTACCCTCGAAATTCACCTTGGGATGATCAAGCCAGCCGACAAAAAAGAGGAAGCGAAGCGCGCTACAGCGTCCGGCGAGCCGGTCGAAAAATCGGACCATAGCGAAGCGCTTCTGCGCAAGCTTTCCGCGAACCGCACCGCCGCGATAGCTGCACACCTCCTGGAGGCTCCACGAGTCGCACTCGATTACCTTTGTGCGCAGTTGGCCACGAAGGTGATCTACGATGCATCGAGCTACGGCTATGGGCAAGCCGGGCTGATGATCTCTGCACAGCCACACCTGACAGCGCTGACGCAGCTGGCCGATGATGTCGAAAGTGGCAAAGCCTTCGCCGCTATTAACGAACGTCGCCAACAGCTATTGCAGATGCTTCCCGAGAAGGCAGACGGCCTGTTCGAATGGCTTAGCGATCGCCCGGTCACTGACGTGATCGAGATTCTTGGTTTTTGCACGAGCTCATGCTTGAACGCGGTTGCCGGAGTAGAAGGCGTTCAGCCAATGGGCGATCTTGCGCAGGCGATCGGCCTTGATATGTCCGACTGGTGGCAACCGACGGTGCAGAGCTATCTTGGCCAGGTGCGCAAGAACGTCGTCATCGCGGCCGTGTCCGAAGTCGCCGGCGCCCACATCGCGCAGTCGCTGGATAAGCTGAAGAAGGGCGACCTTGGGAAGAAGGCCGAGGAGCTGCTCGCGGACAGCGAGTGGTTGCCGTCAGTGCTGCGTGCGCCGAGGCCAAAGAAAGCGGCGCCGGCGGTGAAGAGCAATCCCGCCAAAAAGGCAGCGCTGGCGCGAAAGACTGCTGCCAAGCCAGAGACGCGTCAAGTAGCACCAGCGCATGACTCTGCTGTTGCGTGGCCTTTTCCTTCGGGGCGCGCATGAACGCAGAGCATCCGCACGCCGTGGTGCTCGGGATCGTCCACGAGGAAGCCGGCCGCACGCTGTCGAAGGATGACTTCGACCTTTGCATGCGGATCGCCAAGCACGCCTTCGGGAAGGGCTATGCGCATGCGTTGCCGTTTGCCGCAGTCGACGCGCGCACGCTGCCCGCCACCCTGACGCCGCCCGTGCGCCATGTCCTAAGCCTGATGCTCTGGCAGACGCTCCCGATCGCCAACGCGCTGCGCGCCACCGGCCGCCATATCAACCGCAAGACCGAGGACGAGCAGGCCGCGGCGCTTCACTGGCTGCTCGGCATCGCGCTCGAGCACGGGGATAACTGGGAACAGGAAGCAGCCCGCGCGCTGCACAAGCTTTTAAGCGAGAAGAAAGGGGTATGACCATGCCGAGACCACGCAAAGACGATGCGCTGACGCCCGAGAATATTCTGGGTCGGATGCGCCCGGGTGACACGTACCAGGCGAACCAGATCGCCGCCAAGTTTCATTTGGCGACGGTCGACATCCGGCCGATGCTGGCCGAGATGGTCAAGGCCGGCCAGCTCGAACTGAGCAAGGCGAACATCAAGTCGATCGGGTTTCGGCGGCCGCGCACGGATGTACCGGCGACAGACGTTGGCGAGCTCGTGGTGACGTCCGTCGCCGGTCCGCGCGTGGGATCTCCGCTGGTCGGCAACCTGTCGGGCTATGACTCGGAGATCGCGCGGCGTACGGCGCTTTGCATGCTGGCGCGGGGTGCGCGGTGATCGACGCAATCCTCGAAAGTGACAAGGGCGGCATCATCCACGTCCACATTATGTCGCTGCCTCTGCAGATCGAGTGCGCCATGTGTGATTCGGTTGGCGACTGGACCTACGCCGTGCCGTACTACTGCGGTCCCGTGGCTGAAGGATGCAGCGAAGGCGGCTATCGCTGCGTGTGCAAGCCGTGTCATGACCGGTGGGCACGCTGGAACGACTCACTGATGTACTACGGGGCCTGAGCCATGAAAGAACGTCCGATCCTTTTCAGCGGCGCCATGGTGCGCGCGCTGCTCGACGGCAGCAAGACGCAGACGCGGCGCATCGTGAAAGGACGTGCTCTCGATTGGCTGCAGCCTGGCATGTTCAACCGAGAGTACGTGGCCTCGCCAGACAACGGGTTAAGCCCTTACGGCTTTGCCGGAGATCGGCTCTACGTACGCGAGACGTGGCAACACAGCAATCACCCGCTCGGCCCGTACGATTCCGATAGCCTCGTGTTTTATCGAGCCGACTATTTCGACGATCCGCACGGCCCGGATGGCGAGAAGTCGCCTGAAGGCAGGTATCGCGAATGGCGGCCGTCGATCCACATGCCGAGTGCTGCGTCGCGCATCCTGCTGGAAGTCACGGGCGTGCGCATCGAGCGGTTGCAGGACATCAGCGAGGATGATGCATGGGCTGAAGGATGTCCGGAGGATGCCACCTGGGCACTCGATTGGTATCAGTTGTTATGGAATAGCCTCAATGCCGCTCGCGGCTATGGCTGGGACGTCAACCCGTGGGTGTGGGTCGTGGAGTTTAAAAAGGTAGGTGTGTGATGGACACTCGACTGATGAGCGAAGACGATCTGCGCGATGTGACGGGCAAGAAACGGCACAGCGCGCAGGCGGCGTGGTTCAAGCAGCATTTCGGCATGCTCCCGGTGCAGCGCGCGGATGGGCGCATCATTCTCACCTGGGCGGCCTTCGAGGGTCTGCAGGCGAAGCGCGCCGGAGTGCTGGCCGGACCGCCGCAAGCTGAGCGGCCCGCGCTCGTACCCGTGAGGAGAATGGCGTGAACGCACGTCGTCGAAAGAAAGAGGAAGGCTTGCCCGGGCGCGTATACAAACGCTCGGGCGCGTTCTTCTGGGTGCGCAATACCGACGAAAAGTGGATCAAGCTGTGTCGCCTCGACGAAGGCGAGACCCGCATGCTCGAGCGCCTTGCAGAAGAAAGGCGAAAGATTGAGGTCGACGCGGACGAGGGGAGCCTGTCGCGGCTGGTCGCCATCTACATCGAGAGACACAAAGCCGACTATGCGGAATCGTTTCGAAAGGAATGGTGCCGGCGCGGTGAGGACGTCCGAAAGGCTTTCAGCAAGTTCGATATCCTCCAGCTCGACGCCGGCGCCGTTGAAGATTTCTTGCGTGATAACTGGCGCGACAAGCTGCCAACCCAGCGCGCAATGAAGGGCTGGCTGTCGAAATTCTTCTCGTGGGCCGTGTTGCACAAGCACGCGCCTTTCAACCCGTGCCGCGAAGTGAAGGTCAAGAAACCGAAGAAGCGGACGGTGCTGATAGGACACAAGCAGTTTCTGGCGATTCGCGAAGCGCTCGCGACCTACACGTATGAGAAACATGTGCGCGACAAGGTGCGCACGATCGCCGCGAAAGTACCGACCGGCCCGATGATGCAAGTGTTCGTCGATCTGTGCTATCTCACCTGCCAGCGTTCGACCGAGATCCGGTTGCTCAAGTGGACGCAGGTTGACCGTGAGGCGGGCGTAATCCACTTCATCCCGACGAAAACGGAAGACTCTAGCGGTGAGGCCGTCGACTGGCCGATCACGCCGGAGATTGACGCGGTGCTCGTGCGCGCTCGTGCGCTCGAGCCGACTTTCGGACAGACCTATGTGGTACGAGACGGGAAGGGAAAACCGAAGACGGATCAGGCTTGTAGAGATGCGTGGGAAGGAGCAATGAAGCGCTGCGGCCTGGAAGAAGCGCCGTACACGATCAAGGATATTCGGGCAATGGCGCTCACTGATGCGAACAACGCGGGATACAACATCGACGAGCTGCAAGTCGCCGGCGCGCATACCGATCGGGCGACGACTGAGGGCTATATTCGGCAGCGTCAGGTCCCACTTTCGACCGTTCGATTGGTACTTCCAGCCGCATAATTTTGGACGTCGTCCAAGAGCAGCCTTAATCGCGCCGACGATGAAAAAGACAAAGCCCACGTAACCGATTGATTACGTGGGCTTAATTTTGGTCGGGGCGAGAGGATTTGAACCTCCGACCACCTGCACCCCATGCAGGTACGCTACCAGGCTGCGCTACGCCCCGAAAGAGGAAAAGTATATCAGACACTCTTTGGTTTTAGAACCTGCAGACTCATCTTTGAAGCAAAAGCCCGTCAGTTTCACTCTTCCATCGCGCAAATGGCGTTCATTCCGCCAGCGTGCCGTGCGCCCGAACGCAGCCCGCGAATCGGCTCAACCCATCGCGTCCGCACTCAATACCGCAACTCCGACTGCGTGTATTCGGACGTATGAATAGTCACCGATTGCTCGACGGGGCGTCGGCTCCTCGCGCGAAATCTCAAGGCCATTACAGCCGCAGCGACGCAAGGAATCGCGTAAGACACTGCGCGCTCACCGCAAGCGGACAATGACGATAGATCGATGTATCGCTCACGATCTAAGGTAGTTGCTGAAGCAAAAACGAAAGTCAGCGTGAAATCCAGCAGCATCGCCAGGCAGCAGAAGCCAATGAAAATCAGCGCGCCGTTCAGCACGGGTGCGCGACGTCCGCTGTTCAGCGTGTTGCAGACAAATACAAACGCCGCCAACAGCACGAAATTGAGGATCAACGGAAACCAGGGGAAATTCATCACACGCCCGCTTGGTGGTCTTGGTAGTGGAAGGAAAAGAGCCATCGCTCGTCGGTTCCAGGGAACCCAACGAGCGAAGTGGCGCGATCTTCACACGAGCGGCAACGTGATTTGAATACGATTTATCCTAGTTTTCCCGCGGCTGGCGAAGATCCGCGCGAGCGGGCAGGGGCAACCGGGCGCGGCATCGAACCATCGGCGGCGAGCGCTTCCGAGACGAAATCGATGAACGTACGCACCTTCGTCGTCATGTATTTGCGGCTCGTGTAGACGGCGTACACGCGTGGTGCGAACGTCGTGTAATCGGGGAAAAGGCGCGTCAGTGCGCCTGACGCCAATTCCTGCGCCACGATCCACTCCGGGAAATAGGCGAGGCCAATTCCAGCGCGCACGAGTTGCAGCATCATGGAACTGTCGTTGGTCTTGAGCACGGGGCTGTTCTTCACCGCGAACACCCCATCCGGCCCGGAGAACTCGACCGTGTCCACGCTGGTGTAAGTCGGCAGCACGATCTCGTGACGTTCGCTCAGTTCGCTGGGATGCCGCGGATAACCCCGCTGCTTCAGATAGTCCGGCAAGCCCACGAGCACGAACGGTACTTTGCACAGCGGTCGCACGATCATTGTAGGGGACGGTTCCGACGTCGCCCGCAACGCCATGTCATAGCCTTCTTCCACCAGATCGACGAAGCGGTTTTCCAGTCGCAGATCGATCATTACGTCCGGATAACGCACCCGATACGCGACCAGGATATCGGCGAACTTCGCGGTCGCGAACCAACCCGGCGCGGTGACCTTCAGCACGCCTCGCGGCTGATCGGTTTGCGACCCGACCGCGGCTTCAGCGGCCTGCAGGATATCCAGCGCTTCCCGGCACTGCTCGTAATAAACACTACCGGCTTCCGTCAGGCTCAGATGACGCGTCGTCCGGTTCAGCAAGCGAACACCCAGTTGCCGCTCGAGATTGGCGACGTGCTTGCTGGTCATCGCCGTGGAAATATCCAGCCGCTCGGCAGCTTTGACAAAGCTGCCGGCTTCGACAACATCGCGGAATACTCGCAGACTCGTTAATGCATCCATGACACGGCATCCATGACACTTTCCTGGCAGGAAACAAAGTGCTCAGTTTAGCGGGGTTTGTCTCCACGCCGCGCTTGCTCGGGTCGCTTGGGCCACTCATCAAGTTCATCGTTGAAAAGGGACGCGACCACGCCGCGCAGCCACATGGTGCGCGGGTCGTTGTGAAACTTGCGATGCCAGTGCTGCTTCAGATCGAAGTTCGGCAAGGGCAGCGGCGGTTCGGCCAGCGTGATGGACGCATGTTCAGCCACGTACGCATAGCCGATGGCGTGCGGCACCGTCGCGATCAGGTCGGTGCGCGAAAGAATGAACGGCAAGCTCATGAAGTGTGGCGTTTCGAGCACGGCGCGGCGGCGGATGCGTTTCTTGTCCAGGAAATTCTCGAGAATTTCCTGGCTTCGGCCCTCGGCCCGCACGACCGCGTGGCCGCATTCCACATACTGCGCGAGCGTCAGCGGGCCGCGCGAGAACGGGTGATCGCGCCGCATCAGGCAGATAAAGCGATGCGAAAAGAGCCGCTGCTGGAAGAAATTGTTGCCGGCGAGATCGGGGAAATAACCGATGGCCAGATCGATGTCACCGCTTTCCAGGGCACGCTCGACCTGATCGTGTTTCAGCGATACAGAGCGCAGATTTGCCCGCGGCGCGACGCTGGCGAGCGTCTGCAACAGGCGCGGCAAGAACACGATTTCTCCGACATCCGAGAGCGCGATGGCGAAGGTATCGGTGGTGACGGCGGGATCGAAGTGCTGGGTATCGAGCAATCCTCGTTCGATCCGGTTCAGCGCCTCGCGAGCCACGGGCACGAGTGAGAGGGCACGCGGCGTCGGCTCCATGCCGCGCGATGTCCGCACGAACAGCGGGTCGTTGAAATACTCGCGCAAGCGCCCGAGCGCCGTGCTGACGCGCGGCTGGCTCACGCCAAGCTGTTCGGCTGCACGGCTCACATTGCGCGTGTCCTCGATCGCGACCAGATAGGGAATCAGGTTCAGATCGAGGTCGTGCAGCGCGAGGTCCCCGGGTTTCATCGCCATGGTTTCATCGGCATGATTCTGTCGGCCTCCGCCTAGCCTCGTCTTGCGACCATCTCGGAAACACGCTGGGCCGCGTCCAGCAGCGGGTCGAGAAATGCCTTCACCATCTGCTTCGCGTTCTTGCGCTGCGCGTTGCCGCTGATATTCAGCGCCGCGATCACGCGTCCCTGGCGGTCGCGGATGGGCGCGGACATCGAAATCAGGCCTTCTTCCAGTTCCTGATCGACGATCGACCAGCCTTGCTTGCGTACCACGGCGAGCGCGGCTTTCAGCGCGGTTTTATCGGTGAGCGTGCGCGGCGTGCGGGCTTCCAGCGGACTGGCATCCAGCACGGCATCGAGTTTGTCTTCGTCGAGCGCGGCGAGCAGTACGCGCCCGAGCGACGTGCAAAACGCGGGCAAACGGCTGCCGATTGACAGGTTGATCGTAATGATCTTATGCGTGGGCACGCGCAGCACGTACACGATTTCCGTGCCGTTCAGCACGGCGGCCGAACAGCTCTCATGCACCTGGCCCACCAGTTCTTCCATCACCGGTTCGGCCAGGTTCCAGAATGGCATTGATGTCAGGTAGGCAAAACCAAGATCGAGGATTTTCGCGGTCAGCGTGAAATAGCGGCCGTCGGCGTCGACGTAACCAAGCGCCTGCAGCGTCAACAGGATGCGGCGCGCGCCGGCGCGCGTCAGGCCCGACGCAGCGGCGACTTCCGACAAGGTCTGCGCCGGACGCGTAGCATCGAACGAACGAATCACCGATAAACCGCGCGCGAACGACTGCACATAAGCATCGCCGGGTCGCGAAGGGGACTCGGGATCAGGCAAATCGGCTTCGGCAGGAGTGGAAATCATCGTGGTTCCGTCCTATGAATCGAACACATTACAAGCCGCGTCGGTATAAACCCGAGGATCATTGACAGCGCAACGAATGCGGGAATACCATACGTTTGTTCGCTAAACGAATCGATGTTCGCACAGCGAACTTAAAAATGCAAGCGATGCCGGTCGGAATCAAGTTACCCGGCGCGCTTTGATTCAGTTGCAATGCGGCTTCGATGCATTCAGCACTCGTCAAAGGAAGAGACGGCATGATCAACAAGATTTTCGACTCGCTGAGTTCAGCGGTGAAAGACGTTAAGGACGGCGCGACCGTGATGATCGGTGGGTTCGGCACGGCGGGCATGCCGTCGGAGCTGATCGACGCGCTGATCGAGCAGGGCGCGCGCGAACTGACCATCGTGAACAACAATGCGGGCAATGGTGAAACGGGCCTCGCGGCGCTGTTGAAAGCGAAACGCGTGCGCAAGATCATCTGCTCGTTTC